GACAATCGTGATAAGATTGCCGTAGAGCGGGCTAAATTGGCATAATCTCTCTGTATATGGATTTCTTCGAATGCCTTTAGCCAAGATAATCTTTCGCCCCGGTGTAAACAAAGAAACCACCTCCTATGGTATCGATGTTCAAGACATACCTGGGTGGTTTGATTCCAATCTTATTCGTTTCCGAAAAGGTCGCCCTGAGAAAATGGGCGGCTGGGAAAAATTAAGTAGCAATGCCATAGAAGGTATTGGTCGATCTCTGCATACTTGGGCTGCTCTTGATGGTAGCAAGTATATGGGACTTGGAACGAACAAGAAGTTCTATATAGAAGATGGTGGAACTTATAACGATATAACACCCTTACGAACCAGCGTGACACTTGGCACGAACCCTTTTAAAACGGGAAGTGCGGCGAGTGGTATAGTAACTGTAACCGCAATAGCGCATGGCGCGGTGGACGGTGATTTCGTAACGTATAGCGGCGCTACAACAACTGACGGTATAACAGCAGCGCAACTCAATACGGAACATGAGATAACCCTTGTAGACTCAAATTCCTACACCATAGATACGGGTGGAAGCGCTTCTTCTGGAACTACAGCCGGTGGTGGCAGCGCCGTTATTGCGTCGTACCAACTTAATATAGGGTTGAACCTTGAAGTCGGAGGTATCGGCTGGGGCGCTGGATTATGGGGCGGCATTTCGTCTGGATATACCCTAACGACGCTTAATGATGCTGGGGGTATTAACGACTCTGTCACATCTTTCACATTAACAAGTGCTTCTGATTTTGAGACGGCGGCCAGCACCATTTCTGCAAATGTTGCTTTGAATGCGTCATCGCTTCCTCTAGCAAGTTCAACTTCTTTTCCCAGCAAAGGAACCGTTCTCATAGGAAGTGAGAAAATCCGTTATGAAACTAACGAGAGTAATGTTCTGGGTACTTTAATACGAGGTACTGATGGAACTACGGCAACGGCACATAACAGTTCAGCAGCAGTTACATTTGTCGGATTAATCCAAATAGATGATGAGCTTATTCAATATACGGGGAAAACCTCCAATACCATAGATACGGGAGTTGTTAGAGGAGTTCGTGGAACAACAGCCGCATCTCATAGCGACGGAGCAAATGTTTTAGAAGCTAATGATTTTGTCGGATGGGGAGGGGCTTCTTCTATAAGTTCTACAGAGAAACTTCGTCTGTGGTCCCAGGACAACTGGGGGGAAGACTTAGCATTGTGTCCCTTGGATGACACCCCTTATTACTGGGATAAAACATTGGGAGTGGGATCTAGAGCAACAACATTTGCTTCCCAAACAGGCGCTTCGGGTGCTCCAACGATAACACGCCATATTATGGTTTCGACCACGGATCGACATATAATCTGTCTGGGGTGTAATCCGTTATCAGAAGCCGCCCAAGATCTATTGCAAGTTAGGTGGTGCGATCAGGAAAACCCGTTTGATTGGACTCCGTCAGCAACCAACACGGCTGGCGGTCAGCGTCTATCTTCAGGTTCTGAAATTATTGCCGCTGTAAAGGCTCGCCAAGAAATCCTTATCTGGACTGATGCAAACTTACATTCAATGCGCTTTACCGGTCCTCCTTTTACTTTTGGGTTTTCTTTAGTTGGAAGTAGCGTCTCTGCCATAAGTCCAAATTCCGTTGTGGCGGTAGGAGATAAGATATTTTGGATGGATACGGAAAACTTCTATGTGTACACAGGGCGTGTGCAGGTAATTCCCTGCACGGTTCTTCGTTATTTGTTCGATGACGTAAATCTCGATCAGTCGCGTAAGTTTTTTGCGGCTTCCAATAAGATATTTGATGAGATTCTTTGGTTCTATGCATCTGCGGATTCAACAGAAATAGACAGATACGTTAAGTTTAACTACACCGAAAATACTTGGGATATAGGAACTCTAGCGAGAACCGCTTGGGTTGACCATACTGTTCACACACGGCCAAGAGCCTGTGGCTTGTCAGACAGTGCAAATGCTGTGTTTATTCACGAAAGCGGAGAAAACGATGACGGTTCCGCCATGTCTTCTTATATTGAATCCTCGGATTTTGATCTTGGTGATGGAAACAACTTCATGTTTGTCAACAGGATTATCCCGGACATAGACATAACGGGAACGGATTCCACCGTTAACTATGTTCTGAAGACACGAGATTATCCGGGCGACTCCTTGGCGACTAACTCCACTAATTCTGTCAGCGCCACTACGCAGCAGTCCTTCACGCGCGCTCGATCACGGCAAGCCGTGATACGTATTGAAAGCAGCGAGACGGATATAGCATGGACCACGGGCGATCTTCGCATGGATCTTCGCCCGGATGGCAGGAGATAATGGCTAGATTACTTGACCATAGCTTTCCAGATGCTCCTATGGAGTATGATCCGGAGGTTTGGCAGAGAACGCTTAGAGACATTGAGATGTCTCTTACGAGAACGGAACTCCCTTCTGAGGTGGAGGGTAAGGACGAAAACAACGCTTTAACGTGGTTTATGACTTGAAATGGCTAGTTTCTACAAAAATGCCAAGGTCGATCTGACCACTACTGGTGCGACAACTTTGTACACTGCGCCTGCGGCAACGACGGCTATTTTTAAGTCTTTATTGGTAGCGGATGATAGTGGCTCAACATCCACTATCACGGTAACTATAACTGATTCGGCTGCGGCGGTGTTTGTACTTTATAATGTGAAAGCAACGACAGCAAATGGAACGGCTGAACTTTTGACGCAACCCTTGGTCATCCAAGAATCTGAAGTGTTGAAGGTAACTGCTGCGAATGCCAATAGATTACATGTGATTGGTAGCTTTTTAGAAATGACTTGATTATACTGTTACAACGTTAGTCCCGCTGGGTAAGTTACGGTTGGTGGGCTGGCGCAGATACGTCCCTCGCCGGATGTTCCGTATTAAAGACTGGCGATACGCTCCAACTAAATTGTGATTTAGCGTCGAAAACCCGCGCTTCCGTAAGCGTTTTGGAGCATTCTTAATGGTACAGGAACAAGTTCATCAAGTTCCCCTGAACGGTCTTGAGTCTTTTATAGAAGCCTCTCCCGATTATGAATTGGCCCCCATAGGCCTGGGCTCAATGAGGGAACAGGTTGAAAAATTGGCTGAATATGGCCGCTATGGGGACATTTACGTCGTTCACGCGGCGGAAGGCGAGACCGTAGTCCCCATGGAGGTTCTGGAAGCCAACCCCAAGATCAAAAGTTTGCTGTTTGACCAGATGTCTCAGATGGGCCTTGATCCGGAAAGATATGTTGTAGGAAACAACTTAAATAGCCTCAATCCTGTCACCGGGATGCCTGAATTCTTTTTCAAGAAACTCTGGAAGGGTGTCAAAAAATTTATGCCCGTTATTGCTCCTATAGTTGGCAATATGATAGCGCCGGGTATTGGTGGGCTTATTGCTACCGGGCTTACCACAAAACTATCGGGAGGTTCGTGGGGAGATGCTCTTAAAGCAACGGCTATAGCCTATGGGACGCAGGCTGTTTACCAAGGGTTGTCCCACAAAAACTTTTCAACGGGCTTTGGGGAGGGCTTAACGGCTCCCTTCCACGCGGGAAAAGGCCTATTAAGTTGGGACGGGACGACGCCCCGTGGTGATAACCCACTTGCTCAAGGTATTTTTTATGAAGGGGACGAAATCTTTCCTACCTATGATCCCGAGTTCCGGACTGAATCTGAGAAGCAGGCGTCTACGGCGGCAATACAGAACCGGCTCAGGGGGCTTAGGCGGGAAGCTGTTGAGCGAGAGTTTGTTCAAACCCCATACGGTCCGGTTCCCAAAGAACGTCTCGTAGGTGGAAGCGCGCACCCCGGCCCCCCGAAGCAGTATACTGAAACCCCCCTCGTGGGTGGCTCCGATGGAACTAGTCCGGTTGCTCAAACAAGTGCTGCCGGGGATCACGTTGCGCCTTCTGAAATGACCGACGCGCAAAAAGAAATATTTAGGTTAGAATCCGAGATAGGTGGAACCCTTAACTCAGACCAAAGACTTGCCGTAGCTAAGGAATATGCAGCTAGCGCTAACAAAGGTCC